CCGAAAGAGAGAATCATGCCGAACAAGGGACCACGCGCAGGCATCGAGTGCAAGCTGTACTACCAGGTCACTCCAGCGGCCACTTTCAATGTCACCGCTCCGACGCTTGTGACAGAGGTCAAAGACCTTAATGTCACGCTTAACAAGACCCGCATCGACATTTCCAGTCGAGCGAGCCAGTGGAAAGCCCAGATCTCCGGACTCAAAACCGCCGAGATCAGTTTCGGGTACCAATACAACAGCGACCCCGACGACGCAGTTTTTACGGCGATGCGTCAGGCATTCTTGAACAACACGATTTGGCACTGGGCCGTATTGGACAACACCATTGCGACCCCTGGTCCGTCTGGCACGCAAGGATTGACCATGCCCGGAGAGATCATGGAATTCCCAATCGATCAGCCTCTAGAGGACGGCATGGTGGTCAACATCGTTGTCGCACTGTCCAGGATCAAGATCGGTTCGCCAGCCGCGCTAATCGATCCAGCTTGGTTGATTGTCGCACCGTCCGCCTAGTCCGTTTAAATCACTGATCGTTCCACCCAAGCGGAGTCGGCCATGCCACTTCCACGAGTCCGCAAAGGCAACGAAGTCGCGATCGATTTCCTGGACCATGGGGAATCGTCGCAAGGGCCCTTGGAATTCACCGTCTACGGCCGTGTGATTTCCCAGGACAAGAATCACATCGTGGTCGCTTCCTGGGTCTACTCGGATCTAGCCAAGCGATTTAAGCACGACGATTACAACGTCACCCAATTCACGATCGTCCGGAGCACCATCCGAGCGATCCGTTTTGTCCGATAAAACCTCAACTCAATCCCAACAAAGGCAACTCGACCATGCCACAGTTTATGGATTGCGAAGCCAGGACCTGGAATCTTCGCATCGACATCGACGCAATCCGGCGTGTCCGCTCCGCATACTCGATCGACCTTGCCACCGCCCTGGCCTCTACCGAAACGATCGAACGGCTCACTTCCGACATCGTCCTGACGATCGATGTGATCTATGAGATCTGCCGACCCGTCGCAGAAAAGCACGGAGTCACCGCGGAGCTGTTCGGACGTTCGCTTGCTGGCGATGCTCTCGGCCAGGCTGTCACCGCATTTGAGGAGGCGCTAGTGGAATTCCTCCCGGAGTCCAATCGCCGGGCCACCGCTCGGCGAATCCTCGAGGCAGGAAAGGCACTCCAGAATCAGACGGCACTTCGGATCACGAATGCGATGGACCAGGGACTGCTCGAGAAGGGAATCCAGGAGCAACTGACGAGTCTGGATCAGATGATCGAAAAAGCGATGCAGAAGAGCGCGCCGAGTACTGGCCAACCATCCTCCGACTAGCAGCAAGAATCGGGATCGAGCCAGGGCCCTATACACTGCGAGAGCTGATGTGGATGTCCGACGAGATCAACAAAGACCGCTGGGATCGCACCAGTGACCTGATGGCCCTGCTAGCCAACATCCACAGTCCGAAGCGAGCTCGCCCCTACAGACGCACTGATTTTCACCCGTACCGCACCGACAGCCCACCGCCGAGCATCAGCCGCGCCGAGCTGCACAATTTGCGAGACGGGCTCCCGGTCCACTATGTGACGCTACCAAAAACCGATGCAAATTGACCAACCGACCCTTCGCCAATTGATTGCCGCCGACCAGCAAGCTGCCGCAGCTCTGGCCGAGGGCCGGTACGGAGACTGCGCAATTCGGTGCTGCGAGATCGCGCCGCGAGTCCCGCGATCGCTGCCGTTGTCCTTTATGGGCATCATCGCTGTCTATCGCGACAACCTGCAACTTGGCGGAGAGGTCATTGCAGCGCTGCAGACGGTCGCGTACGTCAACCCGATCATCGGGCTCATGGTCTCGTTTATGACCCGCGAAGCCGCCGAGGATGCTCGGCCTGACTTTGGCGACCCGAGCATTCGTGCTGCTCTCACAGCACCGCAACCGCATGGACTGGGACTCACACCTCAGCAAGCTGCTCCGCTGCTAGCCGCTGGCGAGCAGCCCGACACAATCACAGGACGAGACATCGAGCTTTTAGCTAGCGAGGAAATCTAAGTAATGCCATCCTTGGTCACGAAAACCACGCCCGACTACACCACGCTCATCTCGCCTCAAATCGTGGCAACGGGAAACATCGAACTCGCATCCACCACGCTCGATTTGCGAAACGTGCCAGGGGCTTGGGTCGTCGGTTTTATGGGCCGTGGAAGCGCTGGCACTCCGACCCGCGCAGGATACTTCGCGATCCGCCCGACGGACAACAACACAGACATCGTCCCCACGACAATTTTCGACATGGTCGGCCAAGGCCCAACGACGGCCGCTTTGCTTGGGGCACTCACTGCTGATGTGTCACTCTCGCAGAATACGATCGCCATCGCCTCGACTAACTTTGCTATCGGCGACACCGTCTGCATTTTTAACTCTGGCGGAACGCTGATCCAGTGGAACCGCATTGCCTCGGGTGCGACAACATCCTGGACGATGGAGAGAAATCACCGCGTGCTCAATCTCAATACCAACTCGGTGACCAACCTCGCCGATGTCCGCCGAGTTTGGATCCCCGGCGGTGACATTTACGAGTGTCGATTCGTCAACTACTCTTCGATCCCCTACGTCGTCCAGTTGCTGGCCATCGTCGACAAGGGGGAAACCATCACCTAATGCTCGCGTACTACGGGCCGGAATGGGAAAGTCTGCAAAGCCGGATGGTCGGTCGTTGGTGTCCTTCGTTTTCCGGCAACACCGGATTGCAATTGCCGGACACGATGGGCCGGAATCATGGTGTGCTTAGAAACTTTTCGAACAACGGAAATCATGCGTATGTCGCAAGCCCGGACAGGTTATCGCTAACTTTTGATGGGTCGAACGATCACGTGTTAATACCTCAATCCGGTGTCGGACTAGCTCAATTTTCTTTGTTTTTTTGGGCTAGGCCATTAGGATCTGTCTCAACTCAACAAGGAATGTTTCAGTGGGCTAATACCATTAATTCTAATGTTCCCTTTGTTTTAATAACGCGGCAAAGTGGAAGCGTTACTCGTTTCTATGCGAACGGAGATTACAGGCAAACGGTTACCACCCCCTCAGATTGGGCGAACTACGGATTTGCGTATTCTGCTGGAGTTTGGAATTTTTTTCTCAATGGTTTTCAGGTCGGCTCTCACACTGGCGGACTGGCAAACCAAGCGAATGCGACAAATCTATATTTCGGCAGTGGTTTCCAAGTTTATTTTCAAGGGCAGATTGACGATGTATTGTTGATGGATGCCGCCCCCACAGCCTCCGAGATTGGTTTTATTTACGAGCAGGGCCGGGGCGGTGGACTGTTGCTACAGCCACCGAGACGACGCAGTGTCGCTGCGGTCATCGCCGCTTTGGTGCTCGCTTGCGAAACAGCCAACTACAGTTTGACCGGTCAAGCAGCAGGCTTGTTCGCGAGTCGATTGCTTGCTGCCGATCAAGCTCAATACATCCTCTCCGGCAACGCGGCCAACATTACCGCAAGCCGCCTGCTCTCGGCAGATCCGGCCTCCTACACCGCAACCGGCAACGATGCAGCGACAATCTGCGCGAGACTGCTCGACGGCGGAGCTGCGGCTTACGCTCTAACTGGAACCGATGCTGGACTGATCGCGAATCGAAAGCTTACGGCGGACCAAGCGGTCTGTTTCCTGGCTGGCAACAATGCCGAGCTGCTTCGATCGCTCAAGCTCAATGCTGGCTTGATTTCACTACAACTCGACAACTTTGCCGCGTCGCTGCTGGCCGATCGCAAGATCTCCGCCGAGGGAGCCCAGTACATCCTGGTCGTCTCCGATGCAAATCTCACCGGCTCTGCGTCTGGAGTCGCCCCCTACTACTACCTGTTCATGATGCGAGGACCTCAGTAAATGGCCACCTTTAACAAGTCCCAATCGTTCGCCAAAAATGTCGCCGAAGGCAGGATCAACCTGGCCACAGATCAACTCGCCGTCGCACTGACCAACGTCGCTCCTGTAGCTACCAATGCGGTTTTGGCCGATCTGACGCAGATCAGTTACACCAACGCGAGTACTCGCAATCTGACGACCAGCAGCAGCACTCAGACCGGGGGAGTGTACAAGCTCACCGTGGCCGACCTGGTAATCACCGCTTCAGGCGGATCTGTCGGACCGTTTCGGTACGTCGCTGTCTACGACGACACGCAGACCAGCCCAGCCAAGCCGCTGATCGGATGGTACGACCGTGGAGACTCGGTCACCCTGCTTGACGGCGAAACCATCACTCTGGACTTCGATCAAGTCAATGGACTCCTGACCCTCACCTAATCATGTACAGAGCCACTGCCGGAACACTCAAGGTCTTCGCTTTTGACCGGACAACCAATGCTCCGGTGACTGGCGGTGCTGCGCAGATCACTTGCCGTGTTTCGCTCGACGGCGGTGCTCGTGCTGCGCTCGCGGATACCAATCCGACCGAGATGGAGGACGGCTACTACCTTTTTGATGTCACCGCGGGCGAGACCAACGGCATTACCGCAGACTTCTTCCCCGAGTCCGCAACGGCGAATGTCCAAGTGATTCCAGTCGAGCATTCTCGCTACCTGTCGCTTGAGAATGTGATCGCGGCCAAAACCAACACGATCCAATCGGGCAAGGTCTCTTATGCTGGCCCAGTCACCGCCAAAGGCACCGTCGATCAGATCGTCATTGGCGATGATTACCTCACGGCTCATGGAACGGCATTCGTCTGGACGATCTCCGCGATCCCTGGCATGTCTGCCGGTGCTGTCACGGTCCACTTCGGTGGAACCAACGGGACTCACCCATTCGCTGTCACTGGCACCGCTGCGGACATCGGATCGGGGAAATGGTCGCTCACCTGCGAGATGCCTCGAGCGACCTCGGGCGGACTGGTCCCCGGAGAGTACCGCTACTCGGTGGCTGTCCACAATGCGGCCGGCGTCGAACTGACTCGGGTTTATTACGAGGATCCGTTCGTGGCCGTGGAGAAATTCACGCCATGAATGTGACATTCAAAGTCCGCGAAGCTTTCTTTGATCGGCCCAAGGTGATCAAGTCGCTCAAGGCTGCGAAACGTAAAGTCTTGAGCAAAGCCGGTGCGTTTGTGCGCAAGCGAGCTCGCTCGTCGATGCGTCGCCGAAAGTCCGCTTCGGCACCTGGCTCTCCACCCTCGGCTCACTCGCCCAACACGCACTCGCTCAAGACGATCCTTTTCGCCTATCAGCCCCAAAGCGAATCGACGATCGTCGGCCCAGTGCAATTGAACCAGGTCAACTTCACGATCGAGTCGGTCACGAGCACCGTGGCCGGTCTGCATGAACGAGGCGAGACAGCGATCATTCGCGAGTACCGATACGCTTCCATCGAGGGAGAGGGCGAGCCTGCCAACTGGCGACGGGTCGACGGCCGTCGAAGGTATGACGAGCGTCCTGGGTATCGATTCGAGACTCGCCGTCGCCGAGCTCGGTACCCCAAGCGGCCCTTCATGCGTCCTGCGCTCGAGGCCGAAGCTCCCAATTTCCCCGAGCTGTTCAAGAACTCGATCGCAGCGGTGAGGTAACACATGGCGAGTAACATCAAGGCCGGTCAAGCTTACGTCGAGATCGCTACCAAACAGGGGTCGTTCGATAAGGGAATGGCCCAAGTCCAAGCCGCGATGGCACGGCTCAAAGGCGTCGCGACGACCATGGGCACCGGAATCGCAAAAGGTTTCACTGGTGCCCAAGGTGCCTTGTCCGGCTTTTCCAAGAGCGTACTCAGCCTTCCTGCTGCGATCGCTGGCTCGGTCGCTGTGACTGGCTTGGTCGCACTGGCCAAGAATTTCGCCGACGCTGGCGGTGCAGTCGACGACATGGCCCAGCGAACTGGCATGAGTGCCGAAGCGGTGTCCTCGCTCGGCTATGCTGCCAAGCTCTCTGGCACCGACATCGGAACGCTCGAAAAGGGTGTCCGCAAGATGCAAATGGGTATCGCCGATGCAGCCGCTGGGGTGCCTGGTGCTGCCGATAAATTCGCCGCTCTTGGCCTGAGTGTCGCCGATCTGCAGAAGATGTCGCCTGACGAGCAATTTATCGCGATCGCCGA